ATTTCAAGAGAAATAAAGAGTCAACGGTTGATTACATCCAACCGCCTAGATCGTACCACTGTGCAACCAAGGTCCTGGAAACTCGGACCTTAGTGCGGTCTCTCAGCGTATAGAAATTCCCATACGCTAAGTCGGACAGCTTCCCACCTCGTATGAAATGAGACCGAAGACTGCGATTTTCATCGTAAACGACGGTCTTTCTCTCATCCAAGGGGGGAATAGCCTTAAGTCGAGCTAATAATAGCCCGACTTCCTCGAAACACGTGGATTTTACGCCCACGTCTTGCAAAGACCAAACGAGGAATCCTTCGATTCCATGTTCGGCTCGACTAGTACTCGGATGAGCTTCATCAAAGTTTCCAATGAAGCCACCGTCACCTAAACCGTCTGAGATACGAAATCGAAGAGATTTCGGAACCCGTCGGAGAAGGTTACCAAAACAGTACTGAAGGCGACGATCACAGCCGTAATAAGAATTACGGCGATGAGCAAGACGCCTGATACCGTTAGCCAGTCGATAAATTGCTTGAACATTTCGAGACCTTTCTTTAAGATAAAGAGGCTTGCAGTCCAACCCAGAGTAATAATGCGACCCGCAGGACTCCCTGAAGTAACCAGAAAAGAAACTTTTCTCGTTATTTACAGTGAACCCAAGGTACGCAGTAAACTCTGCATAGAGAGGATAGTCATCAACGGGAATAATAACATCATCCCCGAAGACGCTTATTTCACCTTCACTTTTGCGATAGTCTTTTACGGCTAAAGCAGCGGCGAAGAAGATAAGCGATTCTAGCTCGAAAGTGAAGCCGTTTCCCATAGAGGAAAACTTCTCCCATCGGACTACTTGACCATCCAGAACACCGACTTTCGACCTAAGAAGATTCAATAGCAAATACCATCGAGGGGGAAGTAATTCCCGAACGATGGAGGATGAGATTGAATCGCTCGCACTAGAAAAATCAACAGTTGCTAACTTGCCGTCAAGAGACGACTTGTAGGCTAACTGTTGATTTAGTACTTGCGAGTTTAGGTTGACTCCAAATCTTCGAAGGCGTCTTCTGATCATTGTGCCAACTGCTTTTTGAAACCAGAGATTTACCCCTGGCTCAATAGCAATGACACGATCAG